CAAGTATATCCTGCTGCTGTCTGATAAGCTCCGAAGCCGAAACAGGCTCGACAGGGACGTTTGCGTACACGGGCATTTCCTTTGCGAACTTAGACTTCTGGTCAGCTATCCTGCCGATAGCAGTACGCTGGTCATAGAGGGAGTGTTCCTTATGCTCCAACTGATAGAGCGTATCACCCACGCCGATTATTTTCAGCAGAGTTGAAGCTTTTTCCTTGCTCGACTGATTTATGAACTTAGGCAGGTCGAGGGCAAACTGTTCAACAAAGCTGTTCAAAAGCTGTTGACCGCCTTTTTTGCCTGTGCTGTCGGTGACTTTGAGAGAGCTGTTCTTGCCCGAACGCTCCACTACTATACCGTTGTCGAGGGTGATCTTCAAATGTGGTTCGACAACAGACCCCTCACGCTGAGGAGAGGACGGCTTATACTTGTCACCGCCAAGTGCCCAAGCGATAGCGTCAAGTACAGAGGTCTTGCCCTGCCTGTTCTTGCCGCCGATAACAGTAAGTCCATTCTTTGCAGGCTCAAGCTGTACGGCTTTTATCTTCTTTACGTTCTCAAATTCAAGCGAGTTTATTTTTACTGACATTTTTCATTCTCCTTCCACTGGCTTTCCATCCATTCATCAAACTTTTGCAGTTCTTCATCTGTCGGCTCGTCCTCAGGTCTGCCTTTGTCAAAACCGAGTGTACAACCACTTTCAAAGCAACAGCCTGCTAGGTCGGCAGAGCATTCCACGTCATCGCCATATTCACGATATCCCCAAGCGCAATCCTGACAGCACTTCATGACAGGGTCTACGCAACGTGTCGGTAAACCTTTCATTTGCAGTCGCCGCCTTTCAGCCTCTCGATGTTGTGCTTGAAAGCCTCAACATATCCTGTCAGGAATTCGTTTGGGTAATCATCGAGGGCTATTTTCGCCATTTCCTCTATTCCTTCTTGACAAATGTCAAGCAATGTGCTATCATCAAGGTGTGTTGAATTGGTATCTTTTGATACCACCTCAGAGCTTGTGCCTGTTGCCGCAGGTGCAAGCTCGTTTTCTTTTAGGTACTCTGCCAAATACGCACCACACTTAAAATCTTTTTCGCATAGCGGACAATTTTCGCAACTAACAGCAAATCCTGTACAGTACTCCACCGCCTTTTCAAACTCCTCTTTCGTTATCATCGTTATCCTCCTTAATATTTCCCCATTGTTCAGCCATTGCAAAAGCAATACCTTTAAACGTTTTGCTCCTTACCTTAGCACGATCTTTGCCAGAATGACGTGTTTCTTCCCATGTGCGTGATTTACCATTAGAATATCGTCCAAACAGCTTGCCATTATCAGGCTTGTCCCCTGTATATGTTGGTCGTAGGACAGGCAGCCCCTTTAGCCATAAACACGTCGCCTTTGTGACAAACTGTTCTGAGTCTTCCGGTCCGTTTGAAAACATATATGGGTGAATTATTTGATCTGCCTTTCTGAATACAGTATTCATACGCCCTATAGGGTTTTCCACTGCAATTTTCGGTGCGTTCGCCGACACAATCTGCATAAAAAATACTATTGATTCTTCACGGTGTTTCATACGCTCGACCACCTTTTCAGCAGGTGTGCATTTCAAACTATAGTGGCGTGTAGCCACGTTCGTAAGGTACGTACACGGTGGGTGTGCGATAATCATATCCCATGTTTCAACAGTATGCTGCTTGCCGTCACAGGTGAAGAAATCGGTATTGCCATTGATAATATCCAAAACATCATTGCATATATGCCATTCAGGGTGACCGCCTGAACACATCTGAATATCGCAGCTGTACGCTTCGTGTCCTTTCGCACGGAACGCTTTGCAGACCTCTTGAGATTCCTCACAGGCTATCAGAACTTTCATTGTTCTTATCCTCCTCATTTTCAAAACGTTTCCCCCAGTGTCTATCCACCACGCTCAGCACAAGATACATCACTACATCTATCCCTGCAAGCAC